AAAAAAGTGGAAAGCTTATCCAACAATCGTACAGTTGGCAGGAGGAGATATTCAAAAAATAGATTCGGTAGTATTAGAACCATTAGAAAAGTGTTTATTATTCCTTGCATATCAATCAGATAAAAATATGTTAGAGAAAATGCAACACGACAATGCGATGAGAGGATTACAATAACCTCAACTAAAAATGAAGGTATAGTTGTTATATATCTAAACTGAATATGGGAATCTGGAGCAACTCACGTAATGGTAACCTTAGATATTCTATCAATAGACAGAATGCTAGTGGTATATACATAGGACCAACCCGCGGATTATCTTCTCCAAAGAATGATAGACGTGGGTGTTTGTGTGTCAATGAGGATAGATATGGAAGAGATTGTTGTGGTGGTGCACTGATATCACAAGGTATTGGTGTAATACAAGGATATCCACCAATAGTTTTAACTGGAGGTTTCTCAATTGGTTTCTCATTAGGATTTCAAAGATTCGCATAACAGAATAAAAAAATTAATATATGGCTATTTTAACAAAAGCACAATTAGAAGCCTTAAATCAGGCATCCTTCCCTAACAACTCAACGGAAGCGATTACACCTGAAATACTTCGTACATATAACACTGCAACGATAGATACGTTGGTAGATAGTTTAGATACAGGTAGTTTTGCTACTTCAGCAATAACTGGCAGTAGTTTAGTAACTGCATCATTTAATAATAGTACACGAGATTTAACTTTCACAAAAGGTAATGCTACTCAATTTAGTGTAAATATTCCAGATGTGAGTGGTAGTACTCTTCCAGCAGGTGTAGTATCGGGTAGTTCTCAAATTAATTATCCTCAAATATCAAACATACCTTCTGGTATAATTTCTTCATCAACACAATTACCTAGTGGTTTAGTTAGTGGTAGTTCTCAAATAACCGGATTAGGATTTGTAAGTTCATCGGTAACGGGTAGTTCAATGGTGACTGGTAGTATATCAGGTAACACCATAACCTTTACCAAAGGAGATTCATCTACATTTAATTTAGTAATACCAGCTGCATCAGGAAGTGTATTTAATACAGGTAGTTTTGCAACCACTGGTAGTAACGTATTCGTAGGTGACCAAACTATACAAAGTGATGGTACTAAGAATGGTATATACTTTATATCAGGTAGTGAGTTCTTCGTAGGACAAAATGAAGTAGGTAGATTTGTAATCTCTTCATCTCAAAATAATAGATGGATTGAATTAAATAATGATAATGGATTTGCAGAGGTATACGCACAGACAGTTAATTTTAATAATGCTGTCAATTTACGTGGTAGAACTGAAGCAAGAGGAATATTTCAACAAAGTGGATATCCAGTTCAAATTGATGGAACTTTATCAGCATCACTACAAGCAGGTTATGCATTTGTAGGTGGAGCGGATGGGTATTCAAAACAAGTACCAACAGCATCTTTCGCAGGAGCAGTACCGGTAGGAACTGCAACGACAGGAAGTAATGCATTCTTTGGTAATCAATCAATAAGTGGTAGTTTAGTAGTAAGTGGTAGTGAAATCATTACTGGAACTCTAACTGCATCTTTACAAGAAGGATATGCGTGGGTAGGAGGAGTAGGTGACGTATCTAAATTGGTCGCAACATCATCATTTGGTGGTGGTAGTACAATAAACACAGGTAGTTTCGCAACTACTGGAAGTAATACATTTACAGGTAATCAAAATGTAGATGGTAATATATGGTCAATTGGTAATAGTGCTAACGTTTATGTAGCAGCAAATATACAAGGAAGTGGTTCGCAATATCCTGGTAATACAGTAATTGTTTCATCACAAGAAACTCCAACTGATGTATATGGTGGTTTCTCAATTAATAATAGTGCAACAGAAACCTTATTAGGTGTAGTTGTACAAAGTTATTCAGGAGAATATGGTGCACAACCAGTTCCAATGATATTGGGTGGAACGAACTATAATGGTTCTGCTACTGCAATAGGATTATCAGGAAGTGTAATTGATATTTGGAAACCAACTAATGTTAAGAGTGGGTTAACTATCACAGGTAGTGCAAACATATCAGGTGGTAATAGATTATTCATTAAACGTTCTACTGTTGGCTCAGATGATATATTAAGATTAGGTGTAGATGATAATGGAAACAATTTTGAGTTTCTTGTAACCGGTAGTGGAGTTAACCCTGGCCAAAAGGTTTGGGGTATTAACGTTGCAGGTAGTACATGGGCAAACTCATTCGATGCTGGTGTAGTGTTTAACTCATCAGTACTTGCCAATTTTGGTATGACTTCTAAACACCTAACACTAATAGATACTGCAGATAATGCATCATCAATAAGTGGAGCATCAGGTAGTTTATTATTGACAGCAAAAGGATTTACATCAGCATCTGCTCATATAAGTGCATCTACTGCAACACAAGTTAATTTAATATTCAAAAATAATAGTAATACCGGTGATACAATTTTATCGGGTAGTAACAACATATTCGTAAATCCAGCAGCAGTAACTGCAGGTTTCAAAAGATATTTAGGTGGTAGTGGTAATATAGTTTTATCAACTAATACACCACAAATAAGTGGTAGTATGGGATTCTCACCTACTATGAATAATAACTTTTGGAATGGTACAGGTGCTAGTTTACTTGCAAGAGGGCCGGTGAGTTCATCTGCATGGACTATATCAAACAATATAGTAAATAATCAAGCTGCTTGGAGTATAGGAACTGCAGCTGCAACTGATGCTAAACAAATGATATCAGGATTTAGTGCAACTGCAAACATAGGTTCAGTATTCCCTGCAATAACTGCATATAAAACACCTCTATCAGCATCAGTTATTTTTACAACTAATACTGGAACTGGACAAGTTTCAATGAACTGCGATAGTTCATCTATCTCATTTGCAAGTAATGGACATTATGGTGGAACAACCATAAACAATTCATACTTCCCATCAACCATAAATAACCAAACTGGGTTAATTTCATTATCTAGTAATACCTTAGTTGGAACAAGTATAATAAATGCATCAGGTAGTGATACTACATTTACCGCGGTTGCACCAAGAGGAGCATTTAATAACGTAATAGGTGGATACTCTACAATTGGATTGGTTCTAAATGGAGATAATTCATCCCTAAACTCAACAGCAGTAATTGGTGGTGGATTGGTAGTAACCGGTTCAAATAGCAAACAAGCAAGTGCAACTGCTAACGCGGATTGGGGTTCTGCATTCTTCGGTAGATGGAACGATGTAAGTAACAATAAAGCAATATCTGGTCCAACAGTCTTTGCAGTAGGTGCTGGAACATCCACATCTGCTAGAAAAACTGCATTATTAATTGATTCAGGAAGTAATACATTCGTAGAAGGTACATTAAACGTAAGTGGTAGTACATCAACCACTGGTAGTATAACAATCCAAAGTGGTAGTGGTGATTTATATGTTCATGGACACAAACAATTTAATGTTGGTGCATTCCAAAGTAATATCACCCAATCAGGTTCTGCAAACGTTTCTCAATCTATGACATTTGAAACAACTGATATATCACAAGGTGTATCAATTGCATCTAATAGTAGAATTACACTAGCTAATAGTGGAACATACAATATCCAATTCTCTGCACAAGTAGATAGAGTTAGTGGTAGTGGAAATGATACAGTATATGTTTGGTTAAAGAAGAATGGAGTTAATTACAATTCATCTGCAGGAGTATTGACAGTTAGTGGTGGAGCTAATCAAGCAAAAGCATTAGCAGCATGGAATTATGTAGTTGATACAACTAGCAGTGATTATTGGGAATTGGCATGGCAAGCAAGTGATAGTAACATTCAATTGATTTCATTCCCTGCAAGTGGTAATATACCAATAGTCCCATCCGTAATCCTAACAGTCACACAGGTAAGATAGAAAACAAAATTAAAAAAATAACAACAAAATCAAATTTGCTTGTTATAATAACTAAACAACAAAAATAATAGTATGAACTCAAAAAGCGTATTAAAAAGAATTATGACTCTTTTATCATCAGATGAGGTGGTTAAATTCACAGATGCTAAAGATGCAAAAGGAAATATTTTACAATCTCCTACATTCGATTTAGGTGAAGATGTTGAAGTAGTTTCAGAAGATGGAACTAAAACACCAGCACCAGACGGAGAACATGAGATTGAATTAACAGATTCAGAAGGAAAGAAAGTAGTAATCAGAATCGAAACTAAAGATGGTAAAATCACAAGTAGAGAGAATGTTGAAGAAGCAAACCCTGCTGATTTAGAAGATGTTAAAGAAGAAGTAGTTGATAAGTCTGCAGCAGTTGAAGAACATATGGCTGATGCAACAACTGAAATCGCTAAAGCCCTTCCTAACACAACCGATGAAGACCCTCGTAACACAGTTGGTGAAGATTCAGAAGAAACTGAAAACGACCCAATTATAACTTTAGGTTATAGAATCGATGAGTTAGAAAAAATGGTATCTAAGATGAAAGAGAAATTAGAATCAGCATATCCATCAGAAGGTGAAGAAGTTTCTTCTTTACAACCAACAACTGAAATGGAAGAAGAGTTACCAAAATTAGATGGTGCTCCAATCGAATCAGTAAACAAATTCTCAATAGAACAAAACAGAAACAACTTTGGTAAGAGAACACAAGACTATCAGTCTTCAGTTTTATCTAAGATGTATAAATAATTAATAAAACCAAAAATTTATTCAAAATGAACAAATTAAACAAATTCGCAACTCAACCAACAGTTAGTTCAACCTACGCAGGTGAGTTCGCAGGACAATACATCGCAGCAGCGTTGTTGTCAGCAAAAACATTAGATAACAAATATGTTACTATTCACCCTAACGTGAAGTACAAAGAAGTTATCCAAAGAATCGCAGTAGATGGTATCACTCAAGATGCATCTTGTGATTTCGTAACATCAGGAAGTGTTGCTTTAACTGAAGCAGTTTTGACTCCAAAAGAATTACAAGTTAACTTACAATTATGTAAGCAACAATTCGTAGAATCTTGGGAAGCATTACAATTAGGTTATTCAGCATTTGATACTATTCCAGCATCATTCAATGATTACTTAATCTCTTATGTAGGTGGTATTACTGCTCAAGCAACTGAACAATCTATTTGGACAGGTGTTACAACAACTAACGGACAATTCGGTGGTTTCCAACCAGCGTTATCCGCTTCAGTAGCTTCAGGAACAACAGTTGTTTCTGGCTCAATCACAGTTTCAACAGGTGTTATTCCTGCTTACTCTGGTTCAACTTTAATCGGTGGACAACCAATCTCTGGAAGTATTACTTCTGCAAACGTTATTTCTAAATTAGATTTAATCGTAAACTCTATTCCAAATACAGTTTATGGTAAAGAAGATTTATTATTGTATGTAGGTACAGGTGTTGCAAAAGCTTACCAACAAGCATTGGCAGGCGGTGCTATCGGAGCAAACGGATGGAACAATCAAATGAACGTTGGTGAAAAACCATTCAACTTCAATGGTATTGAAATCGTTCTTTGTCCTGGTATGGGTGCTAACGCAGTTGTAGCAGCACAAAAATCTAACTTACACTTCGGTACTGGTTTGTTATCAGACTTCAACGAAGTAAGAGTATTGGATATGGCAAACATTGACGGTTCTCAAAATTACAGAATTATCATGAGATACACAGCTGGTACAGTTGTAGGTATCCCTGGTGATGTAGTTTACTACGGAGCATATTAATCGAAAGATTAAATTATAGGATAGAAATGGGGAGTTAAATACTCCCCTACACTATCCAAATAGAAATTAACAAATAAAATAAAATAACAATATTATGGCATGCAATCTTAGCTTAGGCAGACAAGAAGTATGTAAAGAGTCGGTAGGTGGTTTACAAGGTGTATACTTTATGAACTATCCTTCATCTTCATACGACCCATCTTTTACAATTAATACAGATGGACAAGTTACTGCATTCCCATCAGGCTCAGTAGTATATTATTACCAATTAAAAGGTAATTCAGCATATACTGAAACAGTTAACTCTTCAAGAGATAATGGTACAACATTCTTCTCTCAAGCATTAACTTTGAACTTGAAAAAGTTGACTAACTCTATGACAACTCAGACTAAGCTTTTGGCTTATTCTCGACCGGTTGTTATCGTTTGGACAACAAATGGTGATGCGTTAGTTGCAGGTTTAACTAAAGGTGCTGATTTAACAGGTGGTACAATTCAAACAGGTGCAGGACTTGGAGACCTTTATGGTTATTCAATTACTATGACTGGTATGGAGCCATTACCTGCTCAATTCATCAGCGGTTCAACTTCAACTAATCCGTTCGCAGGTGTTGGAAATCCTCCAACAGTTGTAACAGGTAGTGCAAACTAATTAATAGTTCCCACTAAAATATATTAAAGCAGAGTGCTCTTAGGAGTTCTCTGCTTTTTTTGTTTGATGATATTTATAATAAAGATTGTTATATATAGGTAATACGAGATAAATACACGATAATGCAAACATATTATATATCTGGAAGTAACGGATTCTCTATTAGAGTTAAATCTGTTGAACCAATCAGCGGTTCATACAACATTGGAAGTTTACAATTACAAAATATGCTTACCCTTGTTAATTCAACTGCATCACTAAGTAATGTTAGTTATGATTCTTATGAGAGTCTATTATCATTTACTGCAAGTATAGGTGGAGCAACAACTGCAGGAGAGTATAGAGCAACTCTATATGATTCTACTAATACCAATACCTTATGGCATGGTTCATTCCAAGTATATGCATCACAATCTCTTTCACCAAAATCTGATTATAGAAACCAAATACCAGTAGATGCAAACATTGTTTCAAATGTATCTACAAACGAATACATAATATTATAAAGTATGAAAAAAGAACAGACATTTAGTGTAGTTAATTTAAATCAAACACAACTACCTATTATTCAGGAGGATACTAAAACTCGTCAAGCATGGGTGCCTTTCGGTGTTTATGGACAAGATGATTTCTTTGAAGCAATAACAATGGCTCATAACACATCTACAACTAATGCAGCATGTGTTGAAGGTATTGCCGATTTAATATATGGTAAGGGTTTGTACACTAAGAGAGCTGATTTTACTAATATTCTATTGAAACTTATTCCACAAGAGGAAGTTAAAAGAGTTTCATTTGATTTAAAACTATATGGTAATGCTTCATTCCAAGTATATTGGGATGATTCACATACTAAGATAATTAAGTTTTATCACGTACCTGTTCAGTACTTACGTGCTGAAAAGATAATGGATAATCCTAAAATAGAAAACTATTACTACTGCACTGATTGGAACGACCAAAGAGCAGTTGAGAATAAAAAGAAGTTACCAGCATTTGGTACATCTAATGAGAAGTGTGAAATCCTTTACATAAAGAATTACTCACCATCACTATACTACTATTCCCTACCGGATTGGGTATCAGCGTTGCAATTCTCCTTCGTTGAGGCGGAGTTGAGTAACTTACACATCAACAACATAGAAAATGGATTCTTGCCGGCCGTAATGATTAATTTCAATAATGGAATCCCTGCACCGGAAGAGAGACAAACAATAGAAGATTTAGTTCAGGCTAAGTTTACTGGTACTAAGAATGCCGGTAGATTTATGATTTCATTTAATGATTCATTAGAAACTAAACCTACTATTGACCCAATTAATATTGAGAACTTAAATGAGAAGTATCAATATGTTGCTGGATATGCACAAGATAGAATCTTAGTTGCACATAGAGTAACATCACCTTTACTATTCGGTATCCGTACTGAGAATAATGGTTTCTCTTCTCAATCAGAAGAGATGATGACAGCGTTTAGTATCTTACAAACAATGACAATATCACCTTTCCAAAATATTATTCTAAACGTATTAGATTACGCATTGAATGAAGGTGGATGGGAAGATGCTCAATTATACTTTGACCAATTAACTCCTCTAGCAATTCTTTCTCAACAAGCGGAAGATACGGGTAAAACAATTGATGAAGTAGCAGATACTACCAATAAAGAAATGGAAAACCCTGCAGCAACTGATGAAAGTGGGGATGCATCGGTAACTGATATCAATAGACCAACTCCTACTCCATCTAATGGAACTGGACCAGGTGAAGGAACAAATATTATTAACGCAAACTCTGCATTCTTTTCGAGAGATTATGAAATGTATGATGATAATGGAAATCAATTAAATTAAAATACTATGGCATACGCTTTATTTATAACAAGAAACGATATAATCAAAAACTCACCCTTACAAGGTGCAATAGATGCAGATGCTTTACTTCCGTTTGTAAGAACAGCACAGGACAAATACTTAAAGAATCTTTTAGGTACTATTCTATTTGATTACTTACAGGCACAAATTGAAGCAAATACAGTTTCATCTCTTTCAATATTTTATAAAGACTTATTGGATGATTATATTAAGAATACCTTAATATGGTATGCGTGTGTAGAGTATATACCATTTAGTTCTATTCAGTTCAAATCAAATGGTGCAGTTAAACAAAAGAGTGAACAAGGTGATGCACCCGTTAAAGGTGAAATAGATTACCTTTTACAAAAGGCACAAGAGAATGGTGATTATTACGCATTAAGATTACAAAACTATCTGATTGCATATTCTAACCAAATTCCTCAGTACTTACAATCTATTGGTAACCAAACACAGATATATCCTGACCAAACGAATCAATACTTTGGTGGTATACAATTGTAAATTCACAAATGTAAACAATTAAACTATGAGCTATTTACAAAATAACGCAGGATACAATTATTCATTATACTATAATGTGTTAGATTATTTTAAAACAATAATGAATAACCATCCATCTATTGCTGCAGTATCACAAGGTGATATCTTTAAAGTTGATGATATACAATTTCCATTTTATCCATTAGGTAATGTGAGTATATTAGGTGCTAATTTTGGTGATAGTATAACTGAATACGAAATACAATTAATTATTGCAGATAAGATTAAGAATAAGAATAACGAATCAGAACCACGTACTAACGAACAGATAGTTCCATTCTACGATGTTGATGATTTGGTTGATATTCATGCAAATACACTTTCAATTGTTAATGATTTAGTATCCTATACACAATATAGTTTAGAATCATTCCAAATACTAACTGAGATAAATAACGAACCCTTTGCTGAGAAATTCAATAATGGATTAGCAGGATGGGTTTCAACCTTTACTCTTACAACACATAACGATAGACCGAGATGTTTATATAATTTGTATCCATCAGGCTCACTTTATTAAACCATGCCAGGAAAAGATTACAAATCCCTAAGAGATGTTGCTAAAGAGATTCAATCGAATCTACAAAAATATGCACCTTATAAGACGGGTAATCTTCGTAGTAGGTTAAGAACGGCTAACACCATTAATACCATTATTGGTAAGAATAATTACGATTTTAATACTGAAACTAAATCAGTAGATATTGATGTTTCAGTAGAGATTGCACCAAGTGGAGCAGAGTATGGATTATGGTTTAATGACCCTCCTACTCCTAGAAGTAAAAGAAGAAAATCCTTACAAAAGACTGCAGAACGTAAAGGGAATTGGAACTTTGGTCAACGTTCAATCGATGATGCAATTTACAAATACTTAGATAAGTTTGTAGATGAAATTGAAGAAAATATGGCTAAAGATTTAGAAGATAGATTAAGTAAACTATAAGCCATCAACTATTTTTTAATTCTTATTGGTTAAATAATAAACAAATAATTAGATGTCATATTCTTTTATACAAACACCGGCAAGTATGTCATTGGCACAATCACCAATGATATTTTCGGTTTCATCATCATTATATACAAATGAAGCTAATTTTCAGTATATAGGTGAATTGGCTATTTGGACTGGTTCTGCTAATGCATCTTCATCAGCTGAAGTATGGACATTAGCAAAGTATCCATCTGCAGTAGGTAAGACAGGTATATTCGATGTGAGTAGAATAGTTAATTCTACACAAACTCAATTAGTTCAACAAAACATATCTCCGGTAACTTATTGTAAATTAGATTCTTATTATAGATACTATACAGGTGCAACTTATGTAACTGGCTCTCGTATATCTTCACCACTATTTAAATCAATAGATGGTTATCAGATATTTCCAGAAACTATTGGACAATCAATTGAAACATTAACTCCATTTTGGCCTATAATGACAGATGGTCCTGCAACTCAATCCGTATTCATAGATAATAATGGAGTAGGTGCAGCATGGGTAGGTGATATTGGTTCTGCATCAGGAACAAAGGCTAACAATGTTAGATATATTGGTTCTAATGGTTCAACTGGCACATATAGTTTTTCAACCGGCTCTACTAATAATTCTAATGAACAAGTTTTAGGATTTCCAATCGGACCAACTCAGGCTGGATTTCCATTAAGTTTAACTGGTTTAGAATCATATACAGTTCAAGCTCGTTTTAATAGTACAGCAGTTGGATTACCAATAAAATACAACGTAGATTGTAAACAAAAATATCCTAATATAAGAATTAAATGGAAAAATCGATTCGGTGAATTTGATTACTTTAATTTTTATATGGTGAATAAAAAATCAATGGGTTCTACGAAGAGAACTTACCAACCACAAATAGGTTCATGGCAAGGTTCTACTCTTTCGTATAACGAATACGATTCACAAACCCTAAACTACATAGTAGATTCAAAACAAAACATAATCGTAAATACGAACTGGATTTCTGAATCTTATAACGATATATTCAAACAATTATTGGTTTCAAATGAAATCTATTGGTCTTTAGAAGAGGATGGCCATGATGTGAAACCTTTAACAATTGTGACATCAAATATTCAATTCAAAACTGGCGTAGTGGATAAATTGATTCAATATTCATTTGAGTTCCAATACGGACAAGGATATAAACTTATAATCTAATGGGAGTAACAAGTACACAAGGTTTTAAGTTTAAGTTAGTAGCCGATGGTGTAATCTTAGACTTATTTCAAGATGAGACAATTAAAATTTCAGATAACGTAACCGGTCTTTTTGATTTGGGTATATTACCTGCGGATTTTACTCGTCAAATTAACTTACCTGGTACTAAAAGAAACAATCACTTTTTTGAGTTTGTTTACGATATATCAGTTGAAGACCCATATACTTTTTCTACTAATCAGAAAGTTCCTTGTTATTTAGATTTTGATGGTATCTACCTTTCAGCTGGATATCTACAATTAAACAAAGTAAATGTTTATCAAAACAAATTTATAGATTCATACGAAGTAACTATCTTCGGTGGATTGGCATCTTTCGGTAGAGACTTAAAAAGATATTTCTTAACTGATTTAACTTCATCTCTATCCGTATATAATCATACTGCATCATTAGAAAATATAACTGGAAGTTGGGAAGGTAATCTTTTCAACGGAACTATTGTATATCCTTTTGCAGAATATGGACAATATATTCAATATCAAAATGGAAATACACAATTCGGTATTCAATCCGTAACAGGAAGTTTATGTGTACAAGATTTCAAACCTGCAATTAAAATGAAGACAGTGTTTGATGCTTGTTTCAGTACATTTGGATACACATATACCTCATCATTTATGAATCAGAGTTGGGTAGATAATATCTATATGGTTTGTAATAACAAATTAAGATATCCAATATTCAATTCAGGTTCCAATGGAACTTCTTCAATTGATTTAGAAACATACGGACAATTTCGTATATCACCTGTAAGTGGTAGTGGTACAACTGTTTTAACCCTTAATAATTCAGCTGCATTAAATTTTTATAATATAGAAGCAAATCCTGGTGGTAACCTATCATCTGATTTGATTTATAATTTAGGAATCAATTCTGCAGTAAGAGGAAATCTAAACCTTAATTTTGAAGTTTCATCTTCAGGTGCAGGTAATGGTATTCCTAATTTCCAATTACAAGCATATAATACAAATACTTCAACTTATTATAATGTTCCATTAGTAAATTATAATAACTACTTAAATCAAGTACAAGTATATAATTCAACTCAAACTAAAACGGAACAATTTGAATTACTAACTGAATTTACAACACCTATATTACCTTCTGGTTTATATAGGTGGAATATAAAATATACAACCGGCTCTTTGGCAGGAACAAACTTTAAAGTAACAGTTAATCCAAATGGTAATACAAAATCTTACCTAGCAATTAATAAAGTAAATCAAGGTGGTGACCATTTGATTATGGATATACCATCTAATATGCCGTTTGGTTCTGCGGGTATTAGATTAGTTGATTTTGTATCTTCAGTTCAAAAGAAATTTAATCTTGTTATGTATCCTAATAAAACTAAATTAAATGAGTTCATAATTGAACCATTTAACACTTGGTATAAGACAGGAACAATAAAAGATTTTAATAGGTATATCAACTTAGATGATAAAATCACTGTAACACCCGCTAACAACCTCGCTGTTCAACAATTAAACTTTGGTGATACATTGGATGGGGATTATGTTTCTCAGCAGTTCTCAAAGGGTGCTGGAAGGGAATATGGAAAATCATATTATATAGACCAGGAGAACTTCTTTTCACAAGGAACATTTGAGGTTAAGACAGGTTTAGCATCTTCACCTCTTGTATACTTATCAGGTACGGGTGTGAGTGGAAGTGCAAGTGGTGGAACTCCAATAGCATACGAAGTTGGATTCTGTCAATTATCATTCTATTCAGATTATAGAGATGCATGTCTAAGTGGAAATTATGATGTTAGAAATATATATTCAACTACTGGATACATAGACCCAGGTGCAACTCTATACTTTGATGCATATGGTAATGATTTAGTAACTGGATATAGATGGATAGTTGACCGTACTATTTGTGAAGTTTACGAATTAAGTTCATTAAATGGTACTGTGGGATATTCAACCGGATATAATTGTCCTTATTGCGTATAAAAAATAAATTATGGCACAAGTAAATAAAATATTCATACCAACTTACATCTCAAGCATAGATTACAAACCTGCTAGAGTGTTACCTCATGTCTATTTTTACAATGGTACTAAATCTACTGATACTTTTTTTATACAAGGATATGTTAGCGGAAGTAAGAGTTCAATAACGTATGAGGCAATTGATAGATTCCCATACTTTGATAACTATAATGGAAACACACCAACTACGGGTTCTAGAAGTTTATTATTTAATAATGAACCAACACCTTATGGTAGTATACCTAATGAATCTCTTTTTTCAGAGTATTGGTCTACTTATGTTTCTCTCTTATATAATCCAAAAACAAGATTAATAGATGCATCAGCAATTATTCCTCTTGCGGATTATTTCAAAATGGAACTGAATGATGTAGTTGAATGGAGAGGTAACTATTACCATCTTCGTGCAATTAATGATTATAATTTATCTAATGGTGAGTGTTCTTTACAATTATTAGGACCAATTTTAGGTGATACTATTGGTGCAATATTTGGTGGAAGTTGTTTATTCGATTTCACATCATCTTTAATTACAACTACAACTACAAGTACCACAAGTACTACCACATTAGCTCCAACTACTACAACTACAACAGTTGCACCAACTACTACAACGACAACGGCTGGAACAACAACAACAACAACGGCTGGAACAACAACAACAACAACTTATTCAAATGATTTAACTTTATATGAATATTCACTAAATAGAGGTGGAGGTGGTAATGCTATATCATTCTTGGATTGGACTGGTACTTTACAATATGGTCCAATGTCAAGTTTTGGTAATACTTACCGATTTATAGCTATAACTGGAACAGTTACACAACTAGAATCAGGTGGTATACTTACTATAATACAAAATCCAACATGGCCTACATTTACAAATTATGTATTTAATAAAACTGGTAGTGGTTTAACTAGATATACTCTACAATTAAATTCTGGCTCAATTCAAGCTGATACCGATAGTGGTAACTTTGGGTCAAGAACATATTGTGCTGTAACTAATACACCATTAGAAACTTGGGACCCATTAGGTAGAATGTATATTGTAGCTACCACTCCTTGTACAGGCCCTGCACCTAATTTTACAACTACAACAAGTACAACAAGTACAACAAGTACAACAACCAGTACAAGTACTACAACAACAACTACTGCTAGTCCTAATAAAAATTATTTCTTAGAAATAACAAGTAGTATTGATATTAATACCGGTTCAATGTTTGCAAATCCGTTTGACCCATTGGGAACTACATTATATGCATTCGAAAATAGAGTTATACCAGCTGGAAATAATTTATTATCTGGAAGTGTAATATTGAATTATGCATATGATTATGAAAATAGTGTAACTTTAAATTGGAATACGGCATCTACACAATCTGGTAGTTATGAATGGTATTATAATAATGTTTTATATAGCAGTGGTTCAATAAATGGAGCACCACAATGGCAAATTAATTCTGCAAAACCTGAAGAAATATGGACAAATGTTAAATTAAAACTTATAATTACTTAATTATGGCAAACGTATATAGACAAATAACATTAACGGAAAAAGGTTCTAATTCAGGACCTTTTTACGATGCATATTATTCATCAGATGGTGTTTCATATACTATATGTATAGATGGTAGTGCTATTTATCTAAATACAATTGGTGCAACTGCTATTGTTACATTACCAGATACTGCGAATTATTTAAAATTAGTTAATTTAACTATTGGTTGTGGTGATAATGATATTATACAAGAATTATATCCTCCTACAACAACTACAACAAGTACAACAACTACAACAAGTACAACAACAACTACTGCAGCACCAACTACTACAACAACAACATTTAGTTCAAATCCATGTATTTGTACTGAAGTTGTAGTAACATCAGCAGGTGGTGAAGTTGCAACATTCAATTGTTATGGTAGAAATGAGAACTACGTTTATATGAACGCTGGAACTTATTATTTATGTGCCGCTGAATTAGGTGGATTATTACAAGCTGAATTTATATCAGGCGCAGGAACTATTTCACCGGTTGGTAATTGTAAAACAAATACATGTCCTCCTACAACTACAACAACAACTCTATATCCTGGTGTATGTACAACTTATTACGTTTATGAGATTTTATGTGATGGTAGAACTGCCAGATATGGATATACTGATTGTCAAACAGGTGCAGCATTATCAGTAACAGTTAGTTCTTGTAATTCTCAAATGATTTGTAGTAGAACTATTCCAACTTTAATTAGTGGAAATAATGGAACAAGAAGTTATAGTACTGGTGGACGTTGTAATCCAATTACTACAACTACTACTACAGCTGCACCTACTACTACAACAACAACAATTGCATGTGTAAATTGTGGAATAAATCAATTTGGAAGTTATTCACCGGCTGATTATTATCAATATCCAACAAGTTCTATTTGTAACGCAGTTTCATCAAGTAATAATTTACAATATTATGCTTATGATAGACCAAATAGATTTACACTATACGATTCAAGTGGATTTGTTACTTCTTCTGGTTGGGTTGGATATGCATCTTATCCAGGACCGTGGGGTTCTTCATTAAGTGTAGACCCTGATGGAATTGTTCCATTCACATTTAATAGTGGAACAGGTAGATATATGTTAGTTGAAGCAGGGCCAGCAGACCCATCAAATCCTGTAAGTGATGCATATGAGTGGGTATTGGTTTGTCAAAATACAACTACAACTACAACAACTACTGCTCCTAGCTCAGCAACATTAGCATGGAGTTATAGTGAAACAGGTGGTGCAGCTGGAGAGATGGTATTATATATAAATGGTAGTGCAGTGGAAACAAGAAGTTCAACTGCATCAGGTACCCGTAATGTTTATCCAGGTGATACAATTTATGTAGATTTACAAATAGTAACTCCATGTGGTTCACCTGATACATACGCAAATGTTTACACAACGGGTAATATACTAAATGATGCAGATTGTGCTAATAATTCAGGTGTAGCTTTAACTACAGGAACATATACAGTAGTAAGTGGTGATGTAGGTAGTACATTAATTTTGAATACATTTGCACAATGTGATAGTGGATGTGTATAAAATAAAAATAAAAAGTTATGATAAGATTAAAAAATCTAAGATTCGTATGTGCACAACCTGCCACCCTTTACTACGCGTGGCAGGTAGAAACAATGTTAAATAACTTTATGGCAATGGGAATTAATCCCAACCATATTGATATTGTATGTTGGAAACAAAATGGTGTAATACCAGATGAGTGGATGAAATTAGCATTGGGTTATCCTGCTAGATTTCTATTCTATGATGATACAAGAGAAACTAAAAATTATATCTCTTCTATTCGTCCAAATATTCTAAAACAACATTGGAAATCGTTTCCTGAATTAAAAGATGAAACAATCTTTTATCATGATTCTGATATTATCTTTACCAAACCTATTGCGGAATGGATTACTGATGATATGATAACCGATGATAATTGGTATGGTTCAGATACACGTTGGTATATCGCACACTCTTATATTAAAGGTAAGGGACAAGATGTGATGGATGAAATGTGTAAGATAATGGATTTACCAGAATCTCTAATTGAAGAAAACGAATTAAACTCTATTGGAGCTCAATACCTAATGAAAAACGTAGATTTTGAATTTTGGAATAGAGTTGAATCAGATTGTGAAACTTTATTTAAAGATATCACTGCACTCAATATACAAAAGAAACAAATAAACCCAAATTATCACGAACTTCAAATATGGTGCTCAGATATGTGGGCAGTTCTATGGGGAGCATGGAGAAGAGGATATAAAACTCTTTGTCATCCTAATTATGATTTTAGTTGGGGTACATCTACTTTATTTGATTACGAAAAACTAAATATCATGCACAATGCTGGTGTAGTTAATGGAACATCCGGCCTTTTTTATAAAGCACAATTTATGAATGAATTACCTTATGGTAAAGATTTACAAATAAATGATAATACCGCATCCAATGAATATTGGAAGTGGATTCAAAAAACTGCAGAAAAATCTGTTTTATTATGAAAATAACTACTGAAGAGCCAAATGAACATTGGGGTTTTTTATCACCAAATGATAAAATAGTATTAGATTTGGGGTGTAATGAATTTTATTCATCCATATCCACAGCACAATGGTTTTTAGATAATGGTGCTAAAAAAGTAATAGGTATTGATTTAAGTGTAAATCAAATTAATGATGATAGATTTGAACCCATATCAATGTCAATAAATGATAAATTAGGATTAGAATTTTTAATTACAAAATATAAACCACAAATTATAAAGTGTGATATAGAAGGTTCTGAAGATAATTTTGATGGTATAGATAGTATAGATATGTTATCAGTATTAGAATTTGCAGTAGAATATCATGATATGAACACAAAAAAAATCTGTGAAACAAAAATAAAAGAATGGGGTTTTAAAAACATAGAATTATATCAATTATTTAATGAAGATATAAATCGTATAGGAGTATTTCACGCATGGAGATAATAAAAGCATCATATGGTGGAGTTGATTGTACCGATTTAATCAAATCAAAAATAAATGGTAATAGTTTAATTTTAAGGAGCGATAATTCTTTAATAGGAGATACTCAGGTTGGTGTAGTAAAGTATCTGGAAATAGAAGGGGAATGTGAAGGAGAACCATTTAAAGAATCGATTAGAGAAGGAAATCTTTTAACTCTTCCAAAATCAAAAGTAAATAAGTTAGGTGTATTTTATTCAAATAATGTGAATGAAAGTATATATCCTGCAATTAAAAAATCATTAGATACGATTCGTATTGCAAGTGAAGGTAAAGCAGATATAGTAACGTGTATGTGGAGGCCAATGCCAGATAATCCATTTCATCAATTATTAAGTTGGTATCAATCCCAATCACATCTTAACCAATTGCTTCAAATTCTTCAATGTTTATATTCAGCAAAAGAAATTGGAAATTATGATTATGTTTCATTTTTAGAACATGATGTAATGTATCCTGAAGGATATTTTGATTTTCCTGAATTTGAAAATGGTAAAGTTCAAACTAATATGAACTATGGTGGAATCAATAAGGATGGATGGCAATTAAGAGGACAGAACGATGAACCATTTCATCAAATGACAATGCGATTCGATGATGCAATTAAACATTGTTTAGATATCTTACCAAATGCATTAAGAACAAATAGTGGTATGATTGAAACACAAACATTAAAAAGAATACAATGGGAATGTCCAAATCAGGCAATTCACATTAATCATGGTATACATTTTACATCACATAACTCAATTTATAAAAAAACAGATATATACCAAGACCATCCATATTGGGGAAATAATAATGATTACCTTCATTTGTTGTAATAGAATTTAGAAGTATCACTTAAAATACAAAATTGGATTGTTAAATACTAAAACTATGATAAGAACAATTATAGACTTACTGATAATGAATGAACACTTTGGAGTTTCAAATGAAATTGAAATTGCTAAGGGTAAATATGAAATGCCAACCACTTGGAAACAAGGATGGAATAAAATTAAAAGATATTATTTATGGCAAAGAAAGTAACCGTTGAAGCCGAAGTTAAGATAAAAGGTGGTGAAGAGATAAAGGATACTGAAGGAAAATTCAAATCCCTTAAAACTCAAATCAGAGAAACTACTGTTAAATTACAGGAATTAGCTGATGCAGGTAAAGAAGGTGGTAAAGAGTTCAAACAATTATCTGATAAGTTAGATGATTTAGGTGATGCTCAAAAAAGAGTTGCATTCCAATCAGGTCAAATTGAAGATAAATTATCAGCCCTACCAGGTCCTATTGGAGCAATTGGTAAAGGATTTGCTAGTGCAAAAGAAGCTGTAGATACCTTTGGTAAGGGATTAGTAATCGCTACCGGTGGTGTTATTCTATTAGTAACCGCATTCTTTGCAATTAAAGAAGCATTAGGTAAAACTAAAGAAGGACAAGAGGGATTATCCAAAGCAACTGAGGCATTTAATAAAGTTCTATCTCCTCTATTTGCAATATTAGAAAAAGTTGGTTTAATAATTCTACCTATCGTAACCAAAGGGTTTGAGGTATTAGGTGAGGTAATGAGTAAAGTTGCTGGATTCTTTGGTGTTAGTTCAGAGAAAATTAACGAAGTACAAAAGGATTTACAAAAAACTAATGAGTATGCAAATAAACTTGCAGAAGATGAAAAGAAAAGACAAGAAGAAGCAAAGGCAGCAGCAGATAAGAAAGCAGCAGCAGATAAAAAAGCATTAGATGATAGAATTGCAAGATTACAAGCTAATGATAAGATAGATGAGGCACAATTAAACAAAGATAAAGAGGGATTACTTGCTAAAGCACAAACTGAGCAAGGTAAATTAGATATAGAAGTAAAATATTCTAAACTTTCATATGACCAAAAGAAGAAAGATTTATTAGATTTACAAAAGAACTATGCTAAGGATTCAGTAGAATACAAAGGATATGTTGCATCATTAATCCAATTAGATGCAGATTATAGTAAAACAAAGGCATCTAATCATGAGGCACAAACAAAGATTAACGAAGATGTTAAGAAACAAAGAGAAGATGATTTAAAAGCACAAGAAGAATTTAATAAAAAAATTATTGCAATTAGAACTGCTGCAATTGAAGATGAAACTCAAAAGGCACTTAAAACTAGAGAGGATAAATACAATGAAGAACTTAAAGATTTAGAAACTGATAAATTATTCATTAAAAAATCTGAAACTGAAAAGAAAGAATTAAGAGATGCATTAAGAATTGGATTTGAGAATGATACAAATAAAATTAAATCTGATGCTAAGATAAAAGAATTAACGGATGAGTTAGATATTTTAAATATTCAACATAATACCTTAACTGCAAATACTTCAGCATATTTTGATAATTTAAGAGCAATTGAAGATAAAGCTTATCAAATTAAATTAGAGAAAGCAAAGGGAAATGCAGACCAGATAGCAGCAATTGAAGCAGAACATGCAAGAAATAGTGTAAACATTAATAAACAAGAGTGGGATGCTAAGATAGCTCTTTATAATCAATATGCAGATAAAACTATTGGTATTGCACAGGGTTTACAAAAGATTGCAGGTGCAAATAAGGGATTAGCTAAAGCAGCAATCCGTATTGAACAAGCAGCAACTACTGGTAAAATCATTATGAATGACCTATCTGCAATTAGAACTGCTTACGCAGCAAACCCCCTAATGTTTGGTTTGCCTTGGTCAGCATTCTATGCAGCGGATTTAGCTATTGGTGTTATTGCAGCTAATCAATCTGCTAACAATGCAATTGCAGCATTAGATGCTGTACCAACACCAGGTGGTAATGGTGGAAGTGGTGGTGGAAGTCCATCTACCCCTCCTCCTACATATGGTGGAGCACCTAGTGGAATGGCTGCACCACAAATACAAACACAAGGTGGAGCAAATCCAGCAACTCAAATTAGTCAAACAATACAAGGTGCACAACAAATGCCAATAAAAGCGTACGTTGTTAGTGGTGATGTTTCATCACAGCAGGCCTTAGATAGAAAAACTAATAGAAGTGCTACGTTTGGGTTGGGATAATCAAAAAACAAAAAATAATTGTTAAATAAATAAGATGGAAAATCAAAATTACGAAACATACGAATTGGTTCTGAAAGATGCTGAAGATGAAGTATTTGCTTTATCATTAGTAGAATCTCCAGCAATACAACAAGATTTTGTTTTCTTCGGTAAAGAAGGAAAAGAAGAAGTTAAGTTTGCTGAAGTAGATGGTGACCAACACTTAATAGTAGGACCAATCTTAATACCTGATATGAAAATTATCCGTATGAAAGAAGATGGTACACCTTATTATGTAACGTTCAGTAAAGAAACTGTTAAAGAAATTGCACAAAAGTACATCAGAGATAACAACGCTAATAATGTAACGTTAGAACATGAGAAATCAACTAACGGAGTTTCCCTTGTAGAAAGTTGGATTACTGAAAGTGCTGTATACGATAAAAGTAGAGCATACCAATTAAACGTTAAACCTGGAAGTTGGATGGGAGTATTCAAAGTGGATAATCCAGAAGTGTGGAGAAAAGTTAAAGAACAAAAATTCAAAGGTATAAGTTTAGAAGGTTTGTTTTCTCATGTCTTAATCAAAGCATCTCAAATAGAGATTGATGCAATATTTGAAAAGAATATTGAAGAGTTAAGTGATGTAGAAGCAAACGTAGTTTTAAATAAATTAAAGAATATTCTTAAATCTGATAACCGATATTCAAAAGGTCAAAGAGTAGATGTATACGATATGGAAGGTGCACAACCTTCAATTGCATCATCTTATCCAGGACAAAGTGGACCAGGTAAAAAGAAAAAGAATTATATACATCCTGCATTGATAGGAACAAAAAAATAAATTATGGCAACATTCGTAGAATTTTTATCGGTACTTAATTCAGCTAAACAACAGGCTATATTTTGGCATAATCAAACTGAGGTATATTCTGAACATAAAACTCTTAATGGTTTTTATGATAGAATCTTAGGTCAGTTAGATGGTTTAATAGAATCAGTTGCAGGTATATATGGAAGACCATTAGGTTATGAAGCACATGATTTCGTAGATTGGACTTCAACTGATGATACGATAAAGTATTTTCAAAACCTTTATCAATACGTTCAAACTGAAAGAGAATCTCTTTATTCAGAAACGTGGATACAAAATCAAATTGATGAGATTGCAGCACAAATTGCTCAAACAATTTACTTACTTACTTTAAAGAAATAATATGTTAGCCAACCAAAAGATAATCGGTAAGTTAAAAGAATATAGATTAGCAGGATGTCCTCCGGCTACTACTGATATTCCAACTAACTTAAAGAATAGACAAAGATGTATTGATGAAGCCAATTATGGTCCCTTAAATCCATCAGAACCAAATGAAGATTATTGGATTGCTAAAGCAAAAGTATTTGGTGGTGGAGATGTAGATAGTGCAAAGAAAGCCCTTTGTGGTAATTGTGCATTCTTTAATCAAACTAAAGCAATCTTAGATTGTATATCAGAAGGAATAGGTATTACTAAAGGTGAACCAAATCCATTTGATACAATAGATGCAGGTGATTTAGGATATTGTGAAGCATTTGATTTTAAATGTGCATCTAAGAGAACATGCGATGCATGGGTAATAGGTGGTCCAATTGTAGATTAATATGAACGGAAATTCAGTATATAATAAAATACTCCAATTAGATATAGAACCTAATCCATGTTGGGAAGGTTATGAACCTATTGGTTTAAAACCAGATGGTTCACCTAATTGTGTACCAATTGAATTAAGTGAAAAGTTTGCAGAGGATTCATTCTCTGATTACGGACAAGAGATTCGTAACAATGCTAAAAGAGGTATTGAACTGAATGATAAAGTAAATAATAAGTGTGCAACACAAGTAGGTAAAGTAAGAGCACAACAACTTGCAGATGGTGAACCGATTTCGGTAGAAACTATTAAAAGAATGTATTCTTACCTAAGTAGAGCAGAAACTTATTACGATGAAACGGATACAACAGCATGTGGAACTATTTCATATTTACTATGGGGTGGTAAATCTGCATTAAGTTGGAGTAGAAATAAATTAAGAGAATTAGGATTAATAAATGAATAGTAATTCCGTATATAAAAAAGTAGAAAAGTTTGCTGAACCAACATTCCTTTCAGTAAATGAGTTTTTGGATTTGTTAAAAACATCTTCAAAATCAAAGAAGATGTCTATAGCATGGAGAACGGAAGGTTCTGCAGATGGTAGTGGGAAACCACCACATACATCTTATCACTTAATGTGGTGGGATTCATCAGCATACGAAGGTGGAAGTGCAGGTGGAAGTGCTACTAAAGCACTACAAGACCAATTAAACTTAAAAGTAACTCCTGGATTTAATAATTGGAGAACTTTAAGTTATCAAAATATTGATTCAGTTCAATTCAAAGGTAGAAGATATAAAATAAGATAATATGCCAGTTAAACCAACAAGTTCAGAATCTGAACAAGATTTCATCGGAAGATGTATGAGTGAAGAAAAGGAAAGTTTTCCTGATGAGACACAAAGATACGCAGTTTGTAAATCTAAATGGGATGCAGAAAACCTAAGTGAAGAATTGCCGGCAGTTAAAGGTGGTGAAACATTAGAAACATACATTAGAAGATGTGTACCAACCATCTATAAAGAGGGTGGTGATTACGACCAAAGAGTTGCAACAGGAATGTGTGCTGACCATTACGAAGGTAAAACAACCCAAATGAGTTCAGTATTTCGTAAGATTAAAGGTATTAAATTATACTAATGGCAAAGGCTAAGAATGCAGGTAGCAATAATAAGGTTTCCTTTGGCAAAAGAAAAAGTGGTGAAGCGAAGAAGAGTTATAATAAGTCTACACCCAAACCCAAAAGATATAGAGGACAAGGTCGTTAGAATCGAATTGTTACCACCTAGCATCTCCAATAAGAGAAGATAATTACAAAAACAATAAAGTATATGGGAATAACGTTAATATCGGTAGAAGTAAGGAATAATGATATCGCTAAGGCATTGAAGTTATTTAAAAAGAAAGTTGAAAATTCAGGTCACATCTCTGAATTAAGAGATAGAAGGTATTATAAGAAACCTTCCACAAGAAAAAGAGAAGCAAAAGATAGAATAATTTTTAACCGAAAGGTAGAAAAGATATTGGAAAAGGCGAGAGTAGAGAGTAGTAAGAACCGAATTTAATTCGGTTTTTTTATGTTTGGGACAATTTCATATATTTATTAAGGCGTATCCTGTTGCTTTCATATTTAATTTGGATACTTCTATACATTTAAACCCTTATTGCCATTTGGGTTTACATTGTTTGTGTTCGCAATCCCCCTCTCATTTTGATTGGGGGATTTTTATTTGTAGATTTGGAATTTTCACAAACTAACAGAAAATCGTTAAATTGTTAGTATTCCACCAATCAGCCGTATATTATTTGGTAATATGGTATTTTTTTCGTATCTTAGTACTCATATATAAAAAAAACTTACAAAAAACACACAAAAACGTTACGTTTCCAAAACTTTCTTGTACTTATATATATACAACAACACAAACCCTCCGAATGTAGGATACCACAAACAACAAAAACAATGGCAACTAAAGAATTAAATCCACAAATTATCTCAGCTGAAATCATCTCTGAAGCAATGTATGACTTAGGAGAAATGATTAAAGAAACCAGTCCTAATGCATACTCTTCTATGACTGGAAATTCACTAACAGATAGTATGATGTTCATCGGATTACAATTAGAAAGAATCGCAGATGTAATGCAAAAACAATCAAAGTAAACCAAAGGGGAGGGAAACCTCCCCATTACTAATATAAAACGAATACAACAATGGCAAAATCAAATCTTAAAAAAATCATTGGAAACAATGCACATTGGACTATTAATAAATCTATGTCCAGACAAATCGGTTTAACTGAAACTTTGGTATTACAACATATCATAGATTTACAATCAGTATTTGAAAGAACTGAAATATTTCAACCTGTCAATGAAATGTCTGATGAATTATGTTTATCAGAGTATGCTATCAAACAAGCAGTTGGTAGATTAAAATCATTAGGCCTGATTGATATCAAAAGAAAAAGTGTAGGATATAAAAACTTTTACTCAGTAAATGAAGAGGTAGTATTAAATTATATGAATGGGGGCGTTCGATTCACCAGTGAGTCGAAAACTGCTCACCAGTTAGTCGAAGGGTCAGGTGAGTTGGAATCTTATCATGAGTTGGTTGAAAACTTACTCACCAGTGAGTCGAATACAACTTTGAGTGAGTCGAAAACTACCGCACTCAAGGATGAAAACTACCGCACTATTACTAATAATACTACTAATAATACTTTACCAAAAATTAATACAAAGAATACTACTACTGGAGCAAATACTGATTCATCTAAAAATATAATTCAAAAAAGTATCTTAGATGTTTTAATTGATTATGATTCAGATAGTAAGAAGTATAATAACGCAATAGATGATTTTAATGAAATGGGTGGTATTGATGGTATCTCAGAATTAATGGAATGGGATGAATCAATTAAATCTAAATGGAATCAGAAAATATTAAATGTATACGCAATTAAATAACACATAAAAATAAGTAAAATGGCAACAACACAATTAACTGATGAACAATTACAATTACATTACATCGAACTAAACTCAGAGAGATTTAATATTATTTGTAAAGCAACAGAAAAGAAACTTGAACAAATTGATAACAATTTTGTAAAAGAAGTATTAACCACTTGTTGGAAAGCAAGGAGAATAACATTCAAACAATTTAAAGTATTATGGAACTTTAACTCAAACGTAATACCAGAATATAGAGATTTTAACTAATTAAAAAAACAAATAAAATGGAAGTATTAAAATTAATCATTGAAGCAAGTATCAAAACTCAGGAAGAGTTCGTAAAGTATTTAGAACTTTACAAAGGTAAAGGACAAAGTAAAGAATATTACCTAAACTTAGGTAAGTTAGAAACATCAAAAACTATCCTTAAATTAATCAATCAATTAGAAAATGAAGAAAAATAACATACCATTGGGGTGTAGAATACTCTTAGGAACTCGTCTAGCCCATCTAATTTCAATCATCTCCTTTGGACAAGGGAAACATATCGCCTCCTACATTGCAGTGGACTTATTAGGGTTCAAATCGTGTGGGTGTTGTGAACGTCAGGAATTTCTAGACAAACTATTTTGTAAATCACATAATGGTAATTGCAATCAAATCAAATTATTTTAAATAAAACAAAAAACAACTATGTCACAAATCACACAAGAAACTTCAGGTAGTTTATTTACTATCGGTGGATTAACACAACAACAAACTAAACCAATTGACCCTAATGCATTATATGCAGTTAATTGGAACTCACTTACAAAAGTAGAAGATTTAATCTTAGTACTTGCATCACTTGGTTTTGCATTCAGTTCTCAACATCCTCATTGGAATAATATTCAACATCTTTTAGATACTGAAAATCCGTTATATCCTCAACAACCAGTTGCAGAAGAAAAGGAACTTAAATTACCTAAAATTAAAAAAGTATAACAGGTCCTTATTTATCGGAATCTTAAAAAACGCATACTTATATAAAAGGAACACATAATGAGCACAGAAAACATACCATATCATCCTTATACAAAAGAAGAGTATTTAGGATTAAAAGATACATTTGAAAAGAATGTAACCCAATATCTTCCAGATTTCTTAACAGATTGGGCTTGGAACAATTATAAAAAGATTACTGGTGTTAACGAACCCAAACCTTGCAATTGTGGTAGTGCAGCAGCACATTGGAGAAAGGCAACCGAAACTATTCGTGAATTTATCAACAAAGTAGAAGGAGTTTAATGAGTACACAAAGTGAATGTCAGAGAAGATTAACAAATCTTTACAAAGAATCTCACGATTGGTTACTCAAAGCATCATTCAATATCACTCATGATACGGAAGAATCCGCTGATATGGTTGCAGAACTTTATCTTTATCTTAGTGAGAAATGTAATCCAAAGATATTTTGGGGTAAAGATTCATACAATCTCCTTTACTTACATCAGTTTCTAAAACATCGTTGGTATAATAAAACACCAAAGTTAAACAAATCAGTATCATTCTCATCACTTACACACGAAAAGGATTTCAAATGGATTGCAGATGAAGAATATGATTTAGAAAGTGATATATCGATGATGAAAGCATATGATGATGTTATTATTGAATTGAAAGCATTACAAACAACAAAACTTTGGCCTAAAGCAAGAATCTATGAATTATATTGGATGAGCCCCGATACTCTTAAAGAAGTGGCAAACAAAATAGGAATATCTTCATCCACAACATTCATAGCAATAAAACGAATAAGACAACATTTAGCGAACACAATCAAAAACCCATTTAAAATATGAAAGAAGAAATATGGAAATCAGTAGAAGGTTACGACATCTACGAAATATCAAATCTCGGTAGAGTAAAGAGTTTAGCAAGAGATACACGTGTAGGTAATAGAGGTGGTATCAAACACAGACCTGAATTTATAATGAAAGGATGTGATTTTGGTTATGAGTATCTTAAAGTTAATTTAAAAACCAATACCGGTAAGATAAATAATGTAAAGGTACATAGATTAGTTGCACAACACTTTATCCCTAATCCAGAAAACAAACGTTGCGTTAATCACAAAGATTTCAATCGTTGTAACAATGATGTAGATAATTTAGAGTGGGTAACACACGCAGAGAATAATAAACACCAAAGAGATGCAGGTAGACATAGTAATGGTAGAGGAAAGAATAAAAAACCAATTCAATAATGCCAAGTGAGTGGAAAAGAACTGCTAAATCAGGCAGAGTATATTATACCAAATCAAAAGCATATATCCCAACAGAAAGAAAGAAGGATATCAAACCCTTTATGCATTCAAAGACTGACCCATACTATCTTGCGTACTTCGAAAAGAAACAAAAGATAAAGAGTGAGTATCCCTTTTGGTATAATATGAATCAGGAACAATGGAGAGAATACTACAATAGAGTATATACACTAATGCAAACTGATGAAGATTATCAGTATTGGATAAAGATAGTAAATGCAACTGAAAGACAAAAGATTAATTGGGATGTATTAGATAGAAAGATTGCAAGGAATGAAGAGTACCCAAATGGATTTACACACGATTAAAACAAAATAAGATGGAATTAACAACAGACAACAACGAACAAACACTTTACGAAATAGATTTCGATAAGGTAAATGGATTAGAAGACCTAAAGGCAGTGATTAAGGGATTAAGAATAATCTTTAATGAATCGGCTCCTGCATGGGATGAATTAGAACCTTATCTAAAACCATTAGAGGACTAACTACAAACTCATCGTTATGTGTTATATATATGTATATACGATAAAATAACGAAGAAAAACGATTATGGCAAAGTTTGAGAAGGGAAATAAGTTATCAAAGGGAAGACCTGCTGGTGCATTAAATCGTTCAACTGAAGAAATGAAGTTGACGATTACTCGTGCAGTTAACAACACTCTCAATTCACTTACTAAAGATTTAGAAGAGATAAAGAAAAGAAATCCCGAAAGGGCAATGGAACTTGCACTAAAGTTATTAGAGTACACAATGCCTAAATTAAAATCGGTAGATATAAATGGTTCACTTCAGGTGGACCAAAGGATTCAACAAATCACAGTGAATATCAATAAGAAGGAAATACCAGATGAGTAGAACCGTCAACATAGAAACTACAATTACCTTTGAACATATAAATGAATCAAAGAGTAGAATCGTTCAGTTGATTGGTGGTACGCGTAGTGGAAAGAGTTTCGGTGTAACACAATTTTTAATTGTTAAGGCATTAGAAGAGAAAAGAGATATCTCAATTGTAAGAAAAACCATCCCATCACTAAAGAGAACTAACATAAAGGATTTCAAAGAGATTATGTTGCAACTCGATATATGGGTAGAAGATAGTTGGAATGTTACTGAAAGAGTGTATACATTTGTTAACGGGTCTCAGTTTACATTTGTTAATACTGATGATGCAGATAAACTAAGAGGATTGAAATCAGATATCCTATGGTGTGATGAAGCATCAGAGATAGATGAGAATAGTTACTTTCAGTTATCCATCCGTACATCAGGTAAGATAATTCTCTCATACAATCCTACCGTCTCTCCTTTCCATTGGTTGAGACAGATGAACGATTGTGATAGATTCGTTACCACATATAGAGATAATCCGTTCCTGCCCGCTGAAATGATTAAAGCGATAGAGGAATTAGAAGTGAAGAACCCTAAGTTGTGGAAGATATACGGAAAGGGTGAGTTTGCACCTAATGAGAAATCAATTTATAAGTTTGAGGTAATAGAAGAATATGAAGCAGAGTTTGTGGCATTTGGATTGGATTGGGGTTACAATGACCCAATGGCAATGGTTGCAGTTTATAGAAATGGTGATAATCTTTATGTAGAAGAAGTAATTTACGAAAAAGGAATGACGATGACTGATTTAGTACATCGCCTTAAATCGTTAGGGATAGAGAGAGAAGAGATATGGTGTGATAGTTCAGAACCCCGTAGTGTAGAGGAATTGTACAGAGCAGGATTCAATGCTAAACCTGTGAAGAAAGGTCCAGATTCTATTAAGTTTGGTATTGGTATATTACAAAACTTTAAGATACACGTTAAGAAAGATTCACAAAACGTTATCAATGAAATGTATGGGTATCAATACGCAACTGATAAAGGTGGTTATACTACTGATACACCTGAAGAGGGATTAGACCATAGTTTAGATGCACTGAGGTATGTAGGTATGATGAAGTTATCACTTAAAGCTCAAAGTAAAGGAAGTTATGCAATTACGATTAAATAAATTCATAAGGGTCTTCTTTGAAGTATGGGTTCGATTGGCACTGATATGGGTAATCCTTGCATTACTAATAGATGCAATTGCACTAACCTTACACTTTATGGATAGAGAAGATATAACAAAAGAAATAATAAACCGAATAGTATGAGTGAATTAAAATGGAGTGATGATGATATCAGACAATTAAGAGATGCAGTTAATCACCTATTGGAAATCAATGATGAATTAAACGCAAAGGTTATAGCAATGGATGCATATGTGAAGAATGGTGATGCTAAGTTAAAACTGGCAGCAAGATATATTAATCAATTGGAATCCGTATTGGAATCCTATAACATAGAATGTAAAAATTAAATAATATGAGAGAACAATTAGAAATTGTAATACCTACCGATTGGAGTGATATTACATTAAGACAGTATTTGGATTTGCAAAAGGATTTAGAATCATACAAAGATGATACTAAGGCACAAGAAGCATTCCTTCTCCTACACTTATGTGGTTTAGATGGTGAGAAGATTGGGAAACTAACTACTGTATCATACAATGAGTTAATCAGTAACATATCAAATCTATTTAAGAATAGAGAACATAATCTTCAGACATCAGTTAAATTTGGTGATACTGATTATGGATTCGAACCTAACCTATCTAAGATGTCTTATGGTGCATATGTGGATATCAGTAAATACGAATCCATTGCAATAGATGATAATTGGTCACAGATAATGAATATCCTATATAGACCAATAGAAAAGGTATTTAAGGGTTACTATACCATCAAACAATATGATGGTAATCTCGATAATCAGAAATGGTATGATGTTACAATGGATGTTCACTTTGGTGCATACTTTTTTTTTGTTCGTTTGTTAAAGGGCTTACAGAACTCTACCCTGAACTCTACGATGCAGACTTCGGAGATTCCTCACAGCATCAAATCAATTTTGGAAAAAAGTGGAAAGCTTATCCAACAATCGTACAGTTGGCAGGAGGAGATATTCAAAAAATAGATTCGGTAGTATTAGAACCATTAGAAAAGTGTTTATTATTCCTTGCATATCAATCAGATAA